CCGGAGATCTTCCTGCAGCGCTCGCAGGCGCTCGCCGCTGACAAGCAGGTCATCGTCGATCGCATCGAGGCTAGCCAGACCACGATCCATGAGCTGGCCCGTGCCAAGCAGGCCCGCGCCCGTCTGGCCCCCGCCGTCCGCCGCGTCCTCGAGACCTACCCGCTCGCCGCATCCCCGCAGGAGAAAAACGCCCTTCTGAAAACTGTCCTGCAGAAGATCCTCTACCATAAACAGGCCAAATCCTACACCAAATCCGGCAGCGACATGCACGTCACCCTCTACCCCCTCGCGGATTGATGGTTATACATTTATTCGGTACGCATGAATGCGTACCAGATAAATGTTGATTGAAAGCAAGCGAAGATCCCTCTCCTTGTGGAGAGGGATCTTTTTTATTTTACCACGTGCTCATAGTAGCGCAGCAGTTTTTCCTCCGCGCCCGGGCCGTCTTTATCGAGCAGGAACGCCGTGGCCAGCGCGGCGTAGAACTCCGGGCGGTTGAGGCCGAACTCTACGGCGACTGGGTAGTAGTCCGAGTACATCATGTTCATGGTCACGCCCCATGCCCAGCGCTGGATCACTGGTGCCTGAATGCCCATGCTCTCGGCCACAGCCGTTGTCTGTTCCATCGTCCAATGCGGGCCTGCCGTGCCGTCGGCGTTTTGCATGTTGGCTGCCCACTGCATCGCCGTTTCGCGATCAAATGTGGCCGCCTCCGGCTCGTCGTGGTCCTCGAGCTTATCCAGCCGGCACAGCAGATCTGTGACTGCTGCGGCCTGCTCGACCGTACGCATGGACACCGGGCACTCCGCGATCTCCCGCAGCGCGGCGTGGAGTTTGTCTTTATACGCCTGCATGATAGCACCTCATGCGAGCTTGAGCAGCCCCGTGCAAAGCTCGATTACGGAGCCTGCGGCCGTGCTGTCGGTCGTCGCCACGAGCGTGAATGTATGATTGACGCAGCAGCAGCACCCGGACAGCTCCAGATCCGTCTCCGTGTGGATCTCCGCATTGCCGGATGCCGGCAGCGTGACGCGCTTGAGCGTGCAGGGCAGCGCGACGCCGTCCATGTACCACTGCAGGGTCAGGACGCCCGCGGCCGTCGCCGCGATGACCGCATCTGCGGCCAGATGATACAGGCCGATCTTGACCGTGTCGTAGCTCTGCGGCTCGACCTGGATGGACGAACCGGAATTGACGACCTTTGCCCCGGCCAGCGTCAGCACGTTTTCGCTGTCTGCCGCGAGCAGTTGGGGCGCGTTATTAAAATATCGGACGCATGATTTTTGATACGCCCGATTTCCATTGCCGTTATTACAAGCCATTTTCATTACTCCTTCCGTTTGGGCTTATGTGAAGGGGCATTATGCCCCGGATAGCTATATCAGGATGGGTCCGCGTCAGCCGCCGCAGCCGCACGGATTGCAGGGCGGGTTCTGGTAGTACCTGCCCAGCTGGCCGAGGATGTACTGCGACTGCATATAGTCGTTGTTCGCGGCGCGGCTCTGTGCGAGTTCGTCGCGCAGGCGCTGGTTCTCCTGCTGCTGCAGGAGCGTTCTGGTCGCCTCGCCCTCGGCGTGGATGGCCGTCTTGATCTCGCACGCGTTGATGCTGGCGTTGTAGTTGACGCCGTCGATCGCGCGGAGAATGTCGCAGCAGCACTTCTGCTGCACAGAGATGCCGCTCTCCGTGACGGACTGCAAATCGCGCAGCTCGCCGAGGATGTTGTAGGCGTTGTCCTTGACGGCGCTGGTGACGTCGTATGCGCTCTGGCGCGTTGCCGCGACACCCTCGTTGTTCTGGCGCTCGAGGGCTGCAAAGTCCGTCGCGCGCTGCACGTCGGCCTGGGTCGCCGGGGAGCTCTCGCCGCTGCCGCCGAAGCCTCTGCCCGCGAAGAGCAGGAAGAACAGCGCGATCAGGATGACAATGCCCCATCCGCCGAAGCCATAATCCTTATCCATGGTTTTCCCTCCTTTCTGGGTGGAATGAAATTTGATAGGCGCTTTCGCGCGGTATCACTTGCCGATCTGGCCGACGAGCTCGCCGACCGTCTTGTTTTTGTTTGCCTCGAACCACGCCTCAAAGCCTGGCTGCGAGGCCAGGAAGCTAAGCACCATCTGCGGGCTCTGCCCCTGCAGCGTCGTCTTCGCTGTCTGCAGCAGACCGTTCAGCAGCTTGTTTCCCCCGCCGTTTCCGCCCATCAGGGCCATAATCGGATTTTGCATTGAGCTTTCCCTCCAGTTCTTCGATTTTCCCGGCCATGCTCTGCAGGCCGGCCGTGATCTGTTTCAGCTGCTCCTGCAACTGGTTTGCCGCCTTTTCCTCTTCTGTCGGCTCCGGGAAGATCCGGAACCGCGCGATGGTCTTGGCCGCCATGCTGTCCGTGCGGATGTAGTACAGCAGGTTCTCGGTCTCGTGCAGCGCGAGCGCGTTGTCGTTCGGCTGCATCTGCAGGTTGTTGATGCTGGCCTCGCTGGCCACGGTCAGCACGCCGAGCTTCGGCGGCTGCGGCGGCAGCTGCGGGCCCTGCGGCCGCGGCATGGGCTGCAGCTGGATCTGCTGCGCGCCGTCCATCTCCCAGCGGCCCGTGTACGGGTTGTACGCCATGCGGTATCGCCCCTTTCTGCTACCATTCTAGCGTTTCCCCGTCCCCGCTGGGGGACATTTCCGGGACATTTGTGTACCATTGTGGGACATGCGGGCATAGAAAAAGCGCCATGAGCCGTTGCTCATGGCGCTTTCTCTTTGTCCGTTTTCCCTACCAGACGGCGGGCGATATTGTAGATGTGCGGCAGGCGGCGGGAGATGGTTTTGCGGTCGATACCGATTTCACCGGCGGCGTCCATCTGCGGGAGCCTGCGCACGATATAAAGCTTCACGATCTGCCGATCGATCACGTCCAAAAGTCCCTCGTCAGTGACGCGCTCCCAGTCGCTGCGCGTGAGGTGTTCCAGCTCCTTCGGCAGAGCCAGCCGCGCAGTTATGCTTTCGTCACTCCCTTCGGCCCGCCGCCGGGCAGGGCTTACTTCATGGCCGCAGCCAGCTTTTTCAGGAGGTCGTCGCCGTATTTGTACTCGGCAAGATACTTGATCGTGCTGTCTGCCAGCCCGGCTTTTGCCTTGATGGTCTTCTTGGCGTCCTCGACGGCCTTGTCGACGGTTTCCGTGTCGTAGTCGACCCACGGGAGCTTTCCGTGTTTCTTCCACACACGGCTGTTGTAGCCGCCCTTGACGCCGATGTTGCCGACGCCGGTGATCTGCACGCCATTATCCCAGATTGGCGTGCATTCGACCGCAAGGCCGTCTCCGATGTACAGGCCCCAGTGGCCGGGCATCCACAGGCCCTCGCCGGGAACGAGCTTATCCCAGCCGGATGCGGATACGTCCTTGCACTTGGCAATCATACCGTCTGCGGATACGTCCGGGACGGCGTTTCCGGCGTAGCGGGCGCCGCCGTGGTAGGCGTTTTTGTTGCCGTTCCAGCCCCACAGGATCCCCTTCGTGAGATTCACGCAGTCAAAGCCAAAGTAGCCCTTTCCGATCAGCCCGCGGAATCTGGCCTGCTTTGCGGCGTCGTACCAGTCCGGGTATTGCTTTGCCTTCTCAGTGATGATCCCATCCGTGACCGGAGAGCCGAAGCAGCCCCACATGTACACGGTTTTGTAATTCTTTGCAACGTCGATGTGCTTTTTTACAAGCTCGGACGCTCTCATAACGTAACTCATGCCCGCTCACTCCCGTACAGCTCGTGGTGCAGCTGCAGCACGGCGGCCTCAATCAGCTTGTCGATCGTTTCCACATCAAATTGAATGCCCTTCTCGGCGAGGAAGTTCACAACATACGCCTTTTTCGCTGCGCCGTCCGTCGCGGTGTACAGCTGCTCCGCCGCCTTTACGCCGATCTCAACGTAAGTGCGGAGCGTTTGCAGCTTGTCCGCGTCGATCTTGGTTTTGAGCCACGGGATCAGAAATGCCGAGACGAGCGCGCTGATGAGCGCGATCACTGCCGAGATAATTTGCGTGTAGTCCATAAGTATGCTCCTTTCAATCTTTCAGCACGATCTCCGCGATGCGTGCTGCCGCTTCCGGGCCGTATTTCTCGGCCCATTTATCCATGTACTTCTGCGCGTACTTCGCGCGGTTCTCGTTCTTTGCCTTCCAGAGATAGAATCCGCTGGAAGCTGTTGTTTCAGCCAGCACCGCAAGCGTGATCTCCGTCAGGTCTGCGCCTGCCGCGCAGGCGATAATGAGTGCGAGGCTGACGAGCGCGCTGCAGATCAGCCACTTCTTGCTAAACTCCATTGTGCTCACACTGCTTTTCGAGCTGGTGCAAAAACTTTTTTACATCGCCGTTGCCGCCCAGCTTGACGTATTTCTGCCCGGCGATCAGGCGCTCGGCCATTGGCATTTCCTCTGACATGATGGTCAGCCGGAGGATCGCCAGATACTGCTCGTCTTGATGCTCCTGCATTTTCCCGAGCTTTCTGTCTATCTCCGCAAGATGAGCCTCCTGCGTCGTGGCCTTGCCGCGCTTTTTCTGTATCGCGCTGACGACGGCGTTGACGACCGCCGTCAGCGCGGACGAGCCGAGCACGGCACAGACGAGCGTAACGATGATGGTCTTGGTGTCCATGGCTATGTACCTTCTTCCGTGATCTTCTTCCACCCGTCCGGGTTGACGGACGGGGTGTAGACGTTGGCGGCGAGCAGGGATTCGTAGAGCTCGTCCTGCCACCAGCCTTTTTCGCCTTTGGAGAAGGCAAGGCCGGCGGTGATGGTCTCGGGGATGAGGCGGAAGCCCTGCTTGTACTGGATATCCTCCCAAAGGTTCGGGGCTGCGTCCGGGGTATTTTCGGCCGTGTCCCAGATGTCGACGGCTGCGCGCTTGATGCCGCCCTGCCAGCAGATGCGCGTGCCGGACTTGACGAGACTGCCGTCGCCCGTCAGCTGCGGGAACAGCTCCGGGGCCTCGGACGCGTCCTTGTCGGGCAGGCTGGCCGCGGCCGTCACGATGGCGGCGCGCAGGGTCTGCGCTCTGCTCTCGCCGATGGCGGTATAGACGGGCATGCCCATGAGGGTCGCGGCGGTGTGCTGGGCGGCGGCTTTTTCTGCCTCTGCCCGCTCGAGGGGCAGGGGCTTGCCCATTTTGACGGTGATGGTGCCGTCTCTGTTGTCGGTGATGGGGCCGGCGAGGGTGAAGTCCGCGTAGTCGTCCATGTAGCGGTCCTCGGCGGTCTCGGTCGTCGACTTGACGGTTCCGTCCTCGTTCATCTGGACGTTGCCCTCTGCGTCCAGCACAGGGACGGCCGTGGTGTAGCGGTGGATCATGCCCCAGACGGCGCCGTCGCAGAACAGCGCCAGCGGGTCTGCAACCGCGCTCTTTTCGATGGTGACGGCGCGGCTCTCGCGCCCGCCCCAGTCGGCGTCGCGCATGCGGCCAGCGGCCGGTCGCGTCTCGATCTCCTGCCCTCCGATTGTGATGTACCAGGTGTCCATAAGTTCCTCCTGTCTATTGCTGCACGGCATTGGCCTGCAGCCATGTTAAAAGTGCTCCTGTTGGCATTTCAGCGAAAGTCACTGTCCGGAATGCCTCTTGCGTCCAGCTCCCGTAGTAGGCGTACCACAGTCCATCCGGGCCACCGTCGTAGGCGATTTGTGGGGTACTCCCTGCAATGATGGAAAATCTTTTGAATTGTTTCCCGTTTGATATAAAGTCGATTTCTTGGCTTAGTGGCATTACCCTGAACGTTTTGCTGATTATCCAAGTCAGCCCGTCGTCGAACCTGACCTCATACGCCGTCCCATTCACCAGCGTTCGACCCCCCCCGATTTGGTAGCTTGTACCAGCAATCAGGTCGGTGCCGCCTTTGATGGCGTAGGATGTGCCGTCTTTCAAAATGTGGTGTGTGCCCATGTGGGTCCTCCTTTATGCTGCCGGGCTGTAGGTGCCGTCGGGGTTTTGGATAAGCGGGAAGGTTGCGGGGAGGGTGAGGGCGGGGCGTGAACCGGCATAAGTACCATAATTGCTTTCGGCTGCACTCCCATTTGCGTACACGCATATCACCATTTTACTCCCCGTTGACGGTGTTCGTGTCCACTGCGCAACGGCCGATCCATTTATGTAGGCAATGGCAAGATTACCGCTTACTGCAGAGTCCAGTGCTGTGCCATCGTTGTAGCTTCCTTTTCCCAATTCTGTTGCGGACAGTAGAAACGCCGTGCGGGTTAGGGTCTGCTTCGTACTGCTGCCATTCCCAGCGCGACAGTAAACCTTTGTTTTGCCGGCTGCAGCCCTGATGCCAGAGTCCAGAAGTTTGTACCATGTATCGTTGAGCCAAGTGTCCATAGAGCTGCCCGAGAAAGCATTATTTTTTTTGCTAAAAACGCGTCTATCATAGCAATCCTTCCTTACCACCAGCGTCCGCCCAGCACCGTTAAGCCCGCTCTCGTAGTCGTGCTTGGCGATATAAAACGGCACGGGGCTGCCGGATTCGTTCAGGTACAGGATCGCGCCGGGGGTGATGGTGCTCAGGGGAATGCCCTTCGAAAACGGTACGGTGAATGCCGTCCCGCCGATGAGGGTCTTCCCGGCTTTGCAGCCGTAGCCTGTGCCGCCGATCAGCTCCCGGCCGCCGGTCACGGAATAGGCCGTGCCGGAGATCAATGTCTTGTGCGCCATGGGGCCTCCTCACTCATACTGCCAGTTGATGGCCATGTTCTCGGTCGGCGTGGTCTCGGCGGAGACCAGGGTCTGCTTGGTGATGTTGCCGGTCTTCATATAGTCCGTGCCCGCCACGGCCACCGCCCAGGCCGTCGGCTTCCCGCTGGCGTCCACCGCCTTGACCTTGATCAGGTCCCCGACGGCCGCGCCGGAGGCGAGAATCATATCTTGCTTTCCGTTCCACGCGTCTTTGTTGCTGCGCACGTCGGCGATAGCCTCGTCGATCTGCGCGCCGGTAAACTGGCTGTTGTAAGCCATACGATCACTCCTTCATACACAGAAAATCCTCGCCGTCCGCGGTCTTCAGCGCCTGCGACTCTCCCAGCGGGATAAAGCCGTAGTTGTCGTTCCAGCTGCCGTCCGCGCCCTGCGCGAACAACGAAATGCGGTATTCCCCATCACCGGAAAGCAGAAAATCGTCGTAAACCTCAAAGGTGCGCTGCGTGCCCGCCGGGGTCTGTGAGAAGGACGCGATCAAAGCGCCCTTCCCGCGGCCCCAATCCTCGCCGGACTTCGTCGCGCGGCACTCGAAGGCCGTGTAGGCGATGTCCGACGAGAAGGAAACGGTGATCGAGTCGAACCCCGAGACCGCCGAGATCTTGTTGCCCGTGATGGAGAATGTCAGCTGCGGCGCGGCCATCAGGCGGCACTCCAGGTCCCGGCGGCGTTCTTGACGAAGACCTTGACGATCTTCGTGCCGTCGCCGGAAGACGCTGCCTCGAGGTCCGCGCCCTTGACAGTGACGTTGATGGCGGTGTTCTTCTTGTAGCCTCCCTCCGTGCCGCTGACGTTGGTGGAGCCGCCCGTCGTCGGGATTTGCGTGCCCGCCGTGTGCAGGCTGCTCGTCGCCGGGACGACGCGAATGGTGTATTCCTCAAAGTCCACGTCGCAGACGAAGGAGAACGCCGCTGCATCGTAGCCCGTGACCTTCGAGATCCTGCTCTTGTCGGGGCCGGTGATGTTCACGGCAGGAATCGACGTGTTGAGCGTGATCGTGTCGCTGACTGCGGCCGTTTCGTTGCCGACGTCGTCGCGCATCTTGACATAGATCGTCTTGAGGCCGTCGCCGTCGGGCAGCGTGATGGATTTTGTCGTGGCGAATGTCTCCCACGACGCTTCCGCCTCGGTCTCCGCCGTCTTCGTGCCCCAGATCTTCATCTGGTAGCCCGTCGTTGTCTCGTCGGAGACAGAGATCTTCGCCGTGACGGTCGCGCTAGTCGCGTACTGTGCACCGTCGTTCAGGATCAGCGATAGGCCGGCAGGTGCCAGCGTATCAAGTGTCAGATTGAAAAAACTTGCCATCTGGATTTATCCCCTTTCTTCGCTTGTGAGTTCAATGTACAAAAATCCGCCCGGTCTTTCGTAGATGGTTTTCGTGCCCAGGTGGGCGGATTTGATGCCCATGGAGCCGATGAACAGCTCCAGAATGCGTTTGAGTCCAACTGCCAGCATGTTATCCCTCCAACAGATACAGTGTCCGCGCGTCCTTTTTGTCCAGCGCGTCATATTCGGATTTTGTCATCACGAGGATCGCGTCGATCTGTGCCGACTGGATGCCCCCGCCACCAGAGCCGCCGCCGGAGCTGCGGGCCTCGTTGATGGCGTCGACGAGGTTGCCCTTGTTGTAGGTCTTGAGGTCGTCCAGATCGCCGATCTGCTTCTGCAGCTGCGCCCAGACGGGCAGAGACGGGTCGGCCGAGGCGTCGCCGGACGGATCCGCGCCGGGCTGTACCTTGCCGAGGCTCACCCAGACGGTCGGCAGGACGACGCCGCTTTCGTCCGCGCCATAGACGCCCACGCGGGCGTGGCGGCCCGGGACGGCGAGAACTTCGTGCGGGACGGGAACGGTATCCCCGTCCCAGTTCGCCGCCAGAACGTCGACGGTGGTCTTGCCGTTCGAGAAGACGGCGGTCTTCGTCAGCCCGTCCCAATCGTCAGAAAACACGAACTCAACGGTCACGGCCTTGGCCATGCCCGCCGTCAAAAGCTCCGGCGGCGACGCCAGATGCGCGCACGCGCGGGAGCAGTGGATGGTGATCATGCGTTATCAGCTCCTTCTTTGCCGCCCGAAATGGCGGCTTTTTCTTTCCTATTGTGGTCTATCCAATCACAGTGCCGTTCACAAGCAGTTTCCCGTCGCTGTTGCACCTTAATGCTGCGTATTTGCTTGCGTTATAGCACAGCCAAACCCTATTTGCAGCCACCCCGTAAAACGGCACATTTGTCGCGCCGATGCTTTCATTCCCGTAAAGTGGCAGCAAGAAACTGCTTTTGACGTACATGCCGTAACCATCTTTTTTGATTCTGTCTGGCGGAGCGCTCTCTCCTCCGCTCCCGCCGCTGCTCGGCGGGCCGACGACGTACTCGACGACGTAGCTGCCGGAGATGCGGGCGACTTTGACGCGGTCGCCCGCGGCGAATTTGACGGACGTGTTGCACCGGTAGTGCTTGGTCGTGGCTTCGGTCTGTCCCTCGAGGATGAGGGACAGACCATCGTCATAGACCGCGCCGACGGTCGCCAGAAAGTTTTCCGGCAGGTTTTCGTCCGGCATGCTGATCGATGATACAAATAAGCTGTTGATGCCCTCCATCAGGCGATCACCGTCCTTTTCGCAGAGTGGGTCATGAGACTGCCGGGCTGCATGGTGACAGACCAGCCGGTCTCGAGATAGATGCCGCCGATCTCGTCGTGCGTCAGGGCGAGGATGTCGCCGACGCCGTGGCCCGGCTCGGCCAGCGTATAAAATGTGATCGTGCGCGTGGCCAGCAGCGATTCGTTGCGGCGCTTGTTTGCGTAGGCCTGCAGCTCCTCCTGCGAGGCGATGTTGTCCACCCGCTCGACGGAGGTGATGCGCATGCCGCGCTTGAAGGTGGATTTTTTGGACGCCGGATTGTCGTTGACGGCGGTCGCCACCATTGCTGCGTCCATATCCGGGTTGTTGCAGGTCACGACAAAAACGTTTGGTGCGTCAAAGATGTCCGTCTCGTCGGACCAGTCCTGCCCGGGGTGCTTTTCCGGGAGGAACAGGTCCGTCGTGCCGTAGCGCCAGTCGATGATGGCGGCGGATGGCTCCTGGTACGGCTCGAGGCGGCAGACACCGTCGGCGTCGAACCAGAGGTTCTCGTAGTTGATCTCGGAGAGCAGCGCGTTGACGATCGTCAGGTAGCTCGTGCCGATCGGCCAGTCCTCGCGGTCTGTGGCGAGGACTGCGTCGTTCGGCGCCGCGATCACCAGCGTGATGCCGCAGGCGGTCAGGAGCTTGCGGACTTCCGTGATGTAGGACGCTCCGGCCGCAAGATGCAGGAGCGTCTCTGTTTTTTGCGTGTACACCCGCCAGCAGCGGTCGTAAGCCTCGATCTCGACGCGCGTGCCGGAGCTGCTGCCCTTGTTGCTGACGGTCGCGGCCTGATAGATGCCGAGCGATGTTTCGACGCCGTTGATGCTGATCCACGGGCGCAGCTCGTCGGACTCCAGCTCCGCGAGATCGTTTGGCAGGAAGCTGCCCTTGAAGGAGCCGTGCAGGGTGGCTGTCCGGTCGCACATGATCTGCGGGGCGCTGCCGGTGTCCCATTGGAGGTTGGTGATGGGTGCGCCGTTTCTGAGTACGTCGACGCGGAAGCGGACGTCACGGGTCAAGGGTGATCGCCTCCTCCCGGTTGGTGTGCGAGATGGTGAAGGAATAGCGGCGCATGAACTCGTCGCAGTTGCTCTCGAGCGACGGGAGCGAGCCGATGGCCATATTGCCGTAGCGGTCCTTGAGGCAGACGAGGCGGCCGACAAGGGCCTCGAGCGCGAGGGCTGCGGCCCGCTGCGCGTGCGGCCAGGCGCAGGCGACGGACAGGGCGCGGTCGCGCTGCTCGCTGCGCTCCTCGACGGGGTAGGCAAGGCCCGCCAGATGGACGGTCGAGACACCGGCCGAGAAACTGGTGCGGTTGGTGCGCAGCTGCGTTTCGGACAGGCGCATCTCGAGCCAGACGCCGGTCTCGAGGTCGCAGATCATGTTGGTCTCGGGCAGGATCTCGGCGGTGTCGGAATTGGACACGCCGTAGTTGTCGCTTTCGTCGTAGCAGCCGCGGACGCGGTAGGTGACGCTGCCGATGCTGGTGTGGTCGATGTACTGCTTTTGGACGGTGCGGGCGATGGCCACGCCGTCCCGCTCGACGAGGTAAAAATCGTAGCTCCCGGCGGTCTGCCAGGTGAGCGCGGCCTCATGGCCGGCGGTGGCGGTCAGGGTGATTGCCTCGCCCTCTGTGTGCGAGATGGGCAGCGCGGCCGCAGACCACTCGGACCACATGCCGTACTTGTTCTGCACGCGGACGCGGACGGTGTAGCTGCCGTCGGCGAGGTAGACCGGCGAGTGCCATGCCTTCTCCGTTCCGTAGACCGTTCCGGAGGCGTAGCCGCTCGAGAGCGTCAGCTGATAGGCCTCCTGCTCAGAGGTCTGCCAGGTGATGCGCGGGCGCGGGCCGGTGGACTGGATGACGATGGACGGGGCCGATGGGGCGTTGATGGCGATAAACTCGGCCTTGTCGCTCCACGCCGAGGCCGTGCCGTCGGTGTTGTAGGTGCGCACGCGCCAGTATTTCGTCCCGCTCGTAAAGGTGTTCGCGGGCACGTCGTAGTACTGATTTTCGCCGGTGACGGTCGCGAGCGTGTTCCAGGTCGTGCCGTCGGCGGACCACTGCAGGTCGGCCTTGCTCTGCGGCGTGCCGGTGGAAATGATGTGCTGCCACGAGAAGCGGTTGGCGATGGTCGCGTCGATGACGATGCCGGATGGGGAGACCGGCTTGCAGGATGGTGTGACGTCCGTCGTTGTGATTTCCTGCCATGCAGACGTTGTTGTCGTTCCGCTGTTCGCCGTCACCTTTACGCGCCACTCGATCGTCCCGGACGGGAATGTATTTGCAGGGACTGTGCAGGCGGTCGTCGAGCCGGAGACGCTGATCGTTTTTGAGGCGCTCGCATTTTTTACGCGCCACTCGAAGACGGCGGAGGTTTGCTTTATCTCTGCGAAGCAGACCTGTGAGTCGGCTGTGTCATCGTCACAGCGCCATGTAAACATATTTTTTTCAAATCTGTTCACAAAAGCGCCGGCTGTTGGAGCAAACCCATCCGCTGTTATCCCTACAGTGTCGTCCGAATACTCGCACACCAACGATGGCTTCCGTGTTGACTTTGCGCCGAATATAATCGCCTCGCTTGTCCCTGATTCTCCTCCTCGAAGCGCGACCACAAAGCCATTTCTTATTCCTTGCTGCAGTTCTTCTTTTTTTGATTTGTAATTTTTCAGGTCAAAAACTGCATTTAGCTGTATGATTTCATTCAGAGCCGTCCAGTTTCCGTTTGCTTGCTCCGAGACCCCTGTGAAGGTCTGGTATATCTCAGGCCTTGTCGCATATGTCATTGCATCTGCATCAAATTGACTCGCCAACGCATTTACATATGTCCAAATCCCCTTGTATGTAGCGTCGCTTTCTGCTGTTGGCTGTGCATAAAATGCAAGCGTTACTTTTGTTACCCGTTTGAACTTGTATGTGTCGCCCGGCACAGGGAAGTTGATATATACGTTATCCCCTCGCTTAATGTTTCCCGCGTCTCCTGTAAACGGCTCTACGAAGAATTTGTACTGTGTAAGATCCGAATAGTTTGTGTTCGGGTGGTTCTTCGCGACTGCTGTCGAGCCGCTTGCCTGCACTGTAAACGTCGGCATTTACTTCGCCCCCATTCTGGTTGTGATGCGTGCGTTTTTGGCGATGCGGAGGATGGTGTCGAGGTCGTCAACGTGGTCGACGTAGACGGTGGTGTTGTAGGTATCTCCGGATGTGTAGCGGGTCTCGCTGGCCGTCTGGATGCGCGAGCCGGATGGGAGATAGATCCGCTCGAGGCCGTTCTCGTTGACCCGCGTCCAGCCGCCCGCCCAGTTGTCCGTGCCGGCGGCGTTGCCGCCCAGATACCGCCTGCGCCATTCGTCCTCGGTGATACCGAGGGTCGACGAATCGCCGCGGGCGACGGCCTCTTCGTAGGCCTTGGAGAGGTCGGACGCGCTCTGGCCCCACTGCTGCTCGTTGTAGCTGTCGAGCAGGTTCTGGTAGTTGTTTCCGTTGCCGCTGCTGTAGCCGAAGCCCAGCGCATGCTTCATCTGGCCCCAGCCCTCGCTGATGTGGCCGGTGCCGAAGTTGATGACGCCTTTGAGCAGCTCCGCCGCGTCGGCCATGAGCGCCATGACCTTTGCCAGCGGCTGCAGCGCCTTGGTCAGCGCCGGGACGCGGTTGTTTGACAGGTCGGACATTGGATTGAGGATATCGCCGACGGTCTCAAGCAGCATGCCGAAGGCGTCGACGATGCCGGAGTCCTTGATGGCCTTGCCGCCGTCCTTGACCATGGTGGTGACGTCGCCGTAGAATTCTTCGAGGTACGGGGCAAACTCGACGGCCAGCTGGTTTTTGACGCCCTCCTGCGTCTTCTGCAGGCGAGAATAGGCGTCGTCGACGCCCTGCAGGGATTTGAGCGCGTCGTTGTCAAGGACATAGCCCATATCATGTGCTTCCTGCGCGTAAGCCCGCATTTTCTCGCCGCCGAGGTCGATGAGCGGATTGAGCTCCTGTGCGGACTCGGACATGAGATCCATAGCCAGTGCGTCCCGCTCGGTCTTGTTTTTCATCTCGCCGAGCGCGTCGATGGTATCGTAAAATACATCCTGCGCGCTGCGGAGGCTGCCGTCGGTGTTTGTAATCTCAACTTTCAGCCGCTTGTACGCCTCGTAGGCGTCGCCCGTACCGGTCGCGGCCTCCTGCATCTTGTTGGTGGTTTCCTTGAGGCTGTCCTTGATACGGTCAAAGGAGACGTCCGTGAGGTCGGCCATGTAGTTAAGCTCCTGCACGGAATCGGTCGTCGTGCCGGTCACGGAGGCGAGCGTCAGCAGATCGTCCGCATTCGATGCGGCTTCCTTCGTCATGGAGATCAACGCTTTTTCCGCCTTGACGATCGCCGCAGCGACGGCGGCAAATCCGCCCGCAACTGCGACTGTCGTAGTGTCGAGCTGCAGCATGCCGTTCATGGACGTTTTCATGCTGTCCGGCAGCTGGATCCCGAGCTTGGAGGTCAGGCCGTTCACCACGTCGCCGAGGTTGCCCATCTCCTTGCCGGAGTCCGCGATCTTCTGCTTGTTTTCGTCGACTTGATTGTTGAGGCTGTTCAGATCCGCCTCGGCGTTGTTGAGGCTGGTCTGCCACTGCATGGTGCGCTTGTCTGCCTCGCCGTATTTCTCGGCGGACTGCTGGAGCGCAGCCTTGAGATACTCGATTTTCTCCGTCTGTGTTAAGATCTTTCGCTCGAGCACGTCGTTTTTCGCGCCCAGCGCCTCGACGCTGTCCGCGTTCTGCGCGTATGCCGAGGTGACTTTTCGCATTTCCGAATCCAGTACCTTCATGCCTCTGCCGATCTCGGAAATGGCCTGCTTGTATTCTTTTTCGCCCGAAAGCGTAAATTTTGTATTGATGTTCGGCATGTTAGGTGCCTCCGTTCAGATAGGCCGACAGGCTCTGCGGCTGTTCCTGCTGCTCCGGCTGCTTTTGCGGCGCAAGCGCGTCAAGCAGGAGCGTTATGCGGCGCGGGGACATGGTTTTCCAGAAATCCCGCTCCGGCAGATGCAGCCGGAAGAGCCAGATTGCGAGGAAGCCGGGGAAATCAAAGCCCAGCTGCTTCGGTTTCCCCGGCGGTGTCAGTTTTTTTCGTCTTCCGACGTTTTTTCACCGAGTTCTTCCTCCGGCGGCGTGACTGCGGCCTGGATCAGCGGATAGATCCGCGTCCCGGCCTCGAGCGTCTGGTGCATGGTGAGCTTCCGGCCCAGCTGCTTGCTGGTAAAGCGCAGCGGAAGGCCGTTTTTGTCGGTGATGCCCTGCGTGTCTGCGGCGTCGGTCAGCATGGCGGCCAGGAAGGCCAGCGTGCTTTTGAGACCGTGCACCGTATTCAGCGCGCGCAGCAGATTGCCGTCGTATTCGTCCTGCACGTCGGCAAGGACGTTCATGTTGCAGGATAGCCGGTAGACCCGGCCCTCAAGTTCATAGTCGACGGTGTTGATCTTGGTCGTCTCCATCAGGTTTCACCCAGCTTTCCCTTGATCCATGCGACGGCGGCCTCTGCGGTGTCTACGGCCTCAGTTTCGAGCAGCAGCTCGTCGGCGGAGTCGTCGGCGAGGAATTCGCCGGTCGTGGTCGGCGTGTTGAACTGGATGTTCTCGCCCTTGGTCTGGTAGGACAGCGAGGGCGGGCCGAACAGCGCTTTCGGCACCCAGACGCAGGTGTATTTGGTCACGCCGTCGATCTTATCCGGCGCGTAAAAGCCGACGCCGACATAGTTTGCGATGTCTTTTGCCGAGAATTTCAGATTTCCCTTGCTCGTGTCGGACGTGCAGCCGTAGAGCATGGCCTGTGCGGCCTTTTTGATGTACTTGACAGCCAGCGAGATCGTGCCGCCGGTGGCAAGCTTGATATACTCGGCAAGCTTGGATTCTGCGTACAGGCGGCCCTCGGCGAACTTGAGTTCCAGCTGCGCGCTCATGGCGTCGCCGACGTCTGTCGGCTCTGTGTAGGTCACGGTGCCGGACGTGTTTTTATACTTTCCCGCCCGGATGCCGCGTAAGTCAAAACTAGGCATTTACAATAGGCCCCTTTCTTTCAGCTTTTGTGTAAGGATCTTTTCGAGCTCCGCGTTTACGCGCTTCTGCGCGTTCCTGACGCCCTTTGTCCAAAAATAAGTTCCTGTAATCTGTCCGTACTCCTTCGCGCGGCCGTAATTCAAAACAAAAAGCACGGTCGCCCTGCGCGTTCCGTGCTCGTTTTTGCCGACTGCGGTGATGGTGATATACGGATCTCCGTTTTTGTCCTGCTTGATGGTTTTGCGGTATTTCACGCTGGAGGCGTAGGCTTCCGTGCGGAACCCGCTCGCCCGGACGGCATTTTGCAGCTCCTCGACGATGATATCCCCGGCGGCGTACAGGAGCTCCTGCTGCATGTCCTCATCAAAAACATTCGCTTTCTGGAGCGTGGCCATGAGCTCGTCGACACCGGTGATGGAGATGTTAGCCATAGGCTGCGCCCTCCGTTTCGGCGATGAGCGCTATCTGCGTGCGGCCTGTTTCCTTGTCGTAGGTTTCCATGTCGACGGTCGCGATGTAGCCTGCTGTCTCCAGCGCGGCTTTTACGCGCTTTAAAAGCCCGGCGGCAAAGCCCTCTGCAAAGATGGAAACGGCGTACTGCACGCCGGTCTCGGCCTCGCCACCCTCGGCGTAGATCTGGCCGGACTGTCCGAGCAACTGATAGGTGATGTAGGTTTCTTCTCCGCCCTTGTATGGCGGGTGGCAGACCGGGACGCCCAGGTCTGCCAGCGCCTCATAGATCATCATGCGCCGTCCCTCCGTTTGCAGGTCAGCTCTACCTCTTCCGTCTCCGCGCCGTAGCTGCGGACGACGTCAAAGACGTCCGAGCCGCAGGTGATCTGCTGCTCGCGTCCGTGCGCTTGCCGGCTTGCGCGGCCTGATAATACTCGGCGCGGTTTACGGACTTGCGGGCAGCCCAGACGGTGGTTTCTCGCTCGAGCTTTTCCGTCGTCTGGCCGTTTACGATGGGGTAGGAGAACAGGCGCAGCGTGATCTGCGTGTCAAAGATCACAGCAAGCACCTCCTGCTCCGCCGCTGGCTTGGACTGCCCTGTAATCGTCGGACAGCCCCATAGCGTCGCGGATATCTGCAAAGCAGGTCCTCCATTCCTCGCCCCGGCCGCAGAAATCATGCTGCCAGCGGACGTAGGCGCGGACGGCGTCCTTTACAAGCGGGTCTTCCTCCGCGCCGTCCGCGCCTGCCAGATGCAGGCGCAGAAGGCAGGCGTCGACCTCGTCGGCGAGCTCATCGTCAAGCGCAGTTGTGGTCAGCCGCAGGGCGGTTTTTGCAACGTTGATCAAAGCCATTGGTTATCCCTCCCTGTTGGCCGCGCGCCGTCAGGCCTTCTTCTTGGTCAGCGTGACGAGGCTGTTGACGTCAACGCACGCACCGTCGGCGATCTCGATGGCCTTTGTGACCTCGTCGTCGGTGTCCTCGTCGGTGTAGCGCTTTACCGTCATGCCCATGTTCTCGTTCCAGAGGTAGTACGCCGGATCGAACATAAAGGCAAAGACGGTGTCGGCCGTGACCGACGCCGCAAAGGCCGGCAGGTAGTCGCCGGTCAGGATGACCTCGCGGCCGAGGATGTAGTTGACGGGCTTGCCGTTGATGCCGTAGTTGACGCGCGCGACGGGCTGGCCGTTGTTGTCGACCATGCCGACGATCTGCGTCTCGAATGTCTTCTTGGACATGAACCAGACCGCGCCGTCATATGCCTGCGGCAGCGCAGCTTCGGCCTTGCACAGATCCTTGTAGGTCAGAGCAGTTGTCGCGGCGGCAATGTCGATGTTCTGGCCGGTCGGGGCTGTCTCCGCAAGGATTCCCTTCGGCTGGCCGGAACCGGTGCCGTTGATGATGGCCTGCTCCTTCGCCTTTACCATCGCATTTGCGACGTTCCGGACAAACTGTGCCTCGAACATCGGGTACGCCATGATAGAAACTTCCAGCGACATGGAGATCGCGCAGCGCAGCTTGTGGTACGCAAAGACGATCTTTCCGGTCGAAGTCTTCTGTTTGTCGGAGCCCTCACCCTCGGCGACCCAGGAGGCCGTCGGCTTGGCCGAGCTGGTCGGGACCTGGACGCCGCCCGCGTAGGACGTGTGTGTTACGCGCGGCAGGATCATGCCGATGGCTTCCATCTTCTCGTAGATCTTCTGGATCGTCGTGGTCGGGATGACGCTGCCGACGTCGGTTGTCTTGGTGTTGGCGTCCACATTGGTCAGCTCTGCGGGAATCTTCTTGCCGGTCAAAACGTAGTTCATGAAAGCCCGCTTGTACTCGTCGGTGTCGTACCGGTCGAGCACGTCCGGAGTCTTTGCCGTGCCGGACAGGTCGATGGACTGTGCCGCCGCAGCCGGAGCCGCGACTTTCTGACCCGCAAGCGCGTTGAGGTTTGCCTGAATCTTGGCTTCCTCCTCAAACTTGGCGTCGAGGGCCTCGACTTCTTTCATCTTGGCCTGTGCCTCTGCGGTCTTGCTTTCGTCCAGCAGTTTCTGGGCGTCGTCCATGAGCTTCTGGCGCTGGATGTTGTAAATTTCCTTCGTCATTTCAATTCTCCTTTGAGTTTTAAAAATTTCAGTTTTGCTTCTGCCTGCGCCCGTTCGGGCATAAAAAAATCAGGCTCTGCGGCCTGACCTTTTAAAAAGTTTTCCGCGCGCCGGAGCGCGTCTTCGCTGAGCATGCCGGAATAAAAATCCGCGGCCAGCGGCTTCTGGCCGGTATCCGGCTGCATCACGCGGTCAACGAGGCCGAGTTCTACGGCCCGCTCCGCTGTGATCCATGTTTCTGCGTCCATCATGGCGGCGATCTCCGCTTCCGGCCTGCCGGTCTTGGCGACGTAGGCCGAGATAATGGCGTGGTTGGCGTCGCGCAGGACACCGGCGGTGTGCTCCATCTGGCGGTAGTCGCCGTCGGCGCTGGACTGGACGTTGTGGATCATCATCATGCCGGTCGGCGTCATTTCCGACTCGCCCGCCATGGCGATGATGGACGCGGCCGAGGCCGCAAGGCCGACGATGCGGATGTGGACGCCGCCCGCGTAGTTGCGCAGTGCGGTATAGATCTCGCTCGCGGCGAAGATCTCGCCGCCGCCGGAATTGATCTCGACTTCGGCCCGCTCGCCGTTTCCGGATGCAAGCGCGTCGGCTACGGATTTGGGGCTCGTCGCCTCCATGCCGTACCACTGATAAAAGCGGTGCTGGTTACTGGACACGATTGGCCCGCGAATGCTGATCTTCATGCGGTTTCATCTCCTTTCTGCGTGGTGTTCCGGTCGACCGGCTGCGTGTCCAGCCTGCGGATCGACTTGTCCCCGCCGTCTACCGGCGCGAGGTTGAATGCGCGCCGCCATTCGTTCGGCGTCAGCGCGCCGCGGTCGACCATCTGCAGGAGGTTGAGCTTGGTCGAGGTCGAGGCGAAGTCCCACGCGGACGCCTCAAAGACGATGCGGTTGCCGCAGCCACGCTCGCGACGGGAGAAGAGCTTGCGGGTGTACTCGCCGCTCAGCTGCTTCAAAACCGGCTCGATCTCGGCGTCAAAATAGGCGTTCTGCTCATCCTCTGTCGCAATGGATGTGACGATGTGCGGGTTGGTATTGAACAGGGCATAGATGCGCTGCGTGGTTTTATCCATCTGGGCGGCGTTCGGGACGTAATCCTTCGGGTCAATCTGTTTCGCCTCTGCCTTTGCGTCTACTGCTGCAACGCCCGTGCCGTTAGTCACGTTCAGGAAACTGTCCGCGAAGTCCTGCGCACGCTTCTTGATGTCCTCCGAGCGCATGGAGGATGCGAACATCAAAAGCCAGCGGATGACGGCGCTATTCCGGATGGCCTTGACGATGCCCTGATCCGTCGTGGTGACGATCTCCATGAGTGGCACGATGGCCGGGGCGATGGGGTCGCCGAAGATGTCGTTTTCGTAAAAATCCCCACGCAGGTGGATGATATCGTCGTAGGCAAACGTCAGGACGTTGCCGTTCTGCATGTAAAATTTCAGGTACAGATTCCCGCCTGCGTCGTAAACGGCGTCGGCCTGCATGGCCGCGACTGGGAAAATGGCGTTCGGCAGGCCGTTTTCATCCCGCAGGATCACGGCGAAGGCGTTGTTGTTGAGAACCAGCTGCGCGGCCAGCTTCTCCTGCAGCAGCTGGCCTGTCATGTACTGGTTCGGTTCCTCGAGCAGGAACCGGATATACGGCTCCGGGTTGACGGCGATCTTCCGCGTCTGGGCGGTGATGGTCTCCCGGATGTGCTTTGCCGTCAGCTTGCCGATGGCCTTGATTTTTGGCCGGATGCAGGCGCGGACGATATCGGACTGATACATTTTGCCGTTGTAGCTGTAAAAGCCATTCCCGCGCTCCTGCACCATCTGGACGGTCGAGACGCGCTTGGTGGTCGTGATATTCGTCAGGAGGTTTTTAAAAAATCCCATTGTCTCACTCCTAGAGCATACTGGTGTATTCCGCCTGCTTCTGATCGTAGATCGTGTAGGCGTCTAGCAGGGCCGCCGTGCCGTCAATGCGGCGCGTGGACTTGCTCGTCTTGTGTGGCTGGATATTGCCGTTTTTGTCCTCGTCGTAGGCGGTGTTTGCGAGGTTCCACTTGTCGATCGGGTGGTTGTTGTAAATAATGCGCTTGGATTCGAGGTCGTTCCCGCATCGCTTCATCGGCTCAGAAAGCGTTTTCACGCCCTGATGCACGGGGATCATGGCCTCTGCTCCAAAGTAGTCCGCCATGCTTTCCGTCCAGTAAGACGCCGACCACGCATCATAGCCGATAAAGGGTATAAAAATATCGAGGTCTTCCTGCACCTCGACAAACCATGCCTTGACGTCCTCATAGCGGATCTTGTTGCCCTCGGATAGGCGGAGCAGCCCGCGCTCATGCCACTTGTCGTAGGGGATCTTGTCCTCCGTGACGCGCTTTTCCAAAAGGTCCTGCGGCAGCCAGTACATCTGCAGCACAAACAGGATCTCCGGCAGCTCCGGCACCTGGAACAGGACCTTCGCCGCCGTCAGGTCGGTGGTCTTGGACAGATCCGCGCCGCCGATGCCGTAGCGCGGGTAGGACAGGACGCGCTCCTGCACATTCCCGTCCGCCATGTAATGCTGCCAGATCAGGCGGCGGTTTTCCCTGTCGAGCTGGAAGGTGTCGCGGTTGTCCAGCTGCTCAAAGTTGAGCCAGGCTTCGCTGGAGGTCTCGCGGATGTTGAAATCCTTGCAGACGAGGTTTCGGACGAGAGCCGGGTTTTTCTCCGCCCGCTCGACCCGCTCTTTGAGGGCCGTGTAGGACTTGATCGTCCCGAGGCCCGGATTTGCCTTTTTCCAGCAGTCCGGGTCCGTCCACTCGCTGCGCTTGTCGAGCTCGTAAATAAACGCGATCCGGCGCGGGTCGTGGTACCCGTCCGGATCTTCGTAGCCGTTGATGATGCGCTCGGCTTCTTCGTATTTCTCGTCGTAGATGTCCTCGCGGATGGTGCCCGCGGTGGAAGTGATAAAGATCAGCGGCTGCTCACGGGCCGTCACGCCGTCTGCGATGATATCATACAGGGCGCGCCCGCTCTTCCACTGGTGGATCTCATCCATCATGGCCCCGTGGATGTTGAGGCCGTCGAGGGTGTCACTGTCAGAGGCCAGCGGCTTGAAAACGCCGTCGTTAAAATCGCTGTCCAGCTCAGCGACCAGGCTGCGCATCCGGCGGCAGAGCGCCGGGGACTTCTTGACCATCCTCTTTGCTTCCTGCCAGATGATCTTCGCCTGGTCTCGCTTGGTGGCAACGGCATAGACCTCCGGCCCCGCTTCGCCATCCGCCAGCTGTAAATACAAGCCGACGCCGGAGGCCAGCAGCGATTTTCCGTTTTTCTTGCCGACAATGAGGATGGCTTCGCGGTACTGGCGGTTGCCCTCGATGTCGATAAACCCGAAGACAGTCGCCAGCAGTGCTTTTTCCCATAGCTCCAGCCGGACGAGCTGGCCGCCCGCCTTGCCTTTGGAGTGGTGGCAGTAGTTCTCAAAAAACTCGAGGACGTGGTTGGCGCGGCGCGGCGAGTAGTAAAACTCGGAATCTGTGTTTTCCAGCTGCTCCACCACGTGCCGGTAGGTCTTCTGCACTTTCAGGCTGACAGTCTCGCGGCCCGACTGGATCGCGTCCCAATACTCGAGGATGGGGTTGTAGGTCTCCGGGTAGCGCGTGAGTTTCATTCCTCGTCACGCTCCCGGACAAAGCTTGCAAAGCCGTCGTCCTCCTGCTTCTGCGCGGTGTCCGGCTTCGGCAGGAGCGCCGTGAGCTGCTTGACGATCTTCTGGTAGTTCGCGTTCGTGGAGTTGTACGCCTGCCCAATCGGCCGGGCGCGGTCATAGGGCTCGAGCCGCTCCGACTGCTGGAATTTCTCCGTCCAGCCGTTTTCCCGCAGGTCGTCCGCCATGTCCTCGCACTCGATGCGCATAAATGCCGCCTGATCGATGAGGCCTGCGACAGTCCCTGCCGCTTCCTTCGGCAGAAGCTTGT